TTATCCATAAAAAATGCCCCCTTTCAGATAAACAGTTTTATTTTTTTCAACTGTCTACCTAAAAGGGAGCATACCAACCAGACAAATTATAGTGATTTTCTTTCTAATTTAGACAAACTTGCGAAAGATGCTGGAATAAAAGCAAAGAAAATTCCAGAGACAGTATTAGAAAACATTAAAGCTGGAAACTATAAAGCTCCAACTACGGGTGACGGTTTAAAAAGGCTTATTAATCTTGACGGATTGATTCAACAGGCACAGGAAGCCGGAATAGAAATTCCTCAGTATTTATTGCAGGGTATTTCAGATGGCTCGATAAACTTTCAATCAGCGATTAATCAGATGAACACGCTTCTGGATTTTAGCAGTGCAGCAGAAAAAGCTGGCATTTCTGGAAAAGAAATTCCGGAAGAACTAGCTCAAAGTATCATGCAAGGCAAAATCAGTGTTGATGAGGCAATAAATCAACTGCTTAGCGGTTCTGAAGAAAAAATGGCTAAGATTAAGAATAATGTTGAAGATATTGGAAATGGCAAGATTAAAGGGATAAATACCTCAGCTTATACTTCATCGCTTAATACAGTGAGTCAGAAAGCAAAGAGTACTGCAAAAGATACGGATAAAAGCAACAAAGAGATTAAGAAAAATAGTAAGTTAAAAGGTACTAACAATACAGCAGCGGCTAAACAGACCTATGGCGCATATAAAACAGAAGGCGAAAAAGCAAAGAATACTGTAAAGAAGACAGGAAAAGAGATTGGAAAAGGCGGAGCAACCAGTGTGGCTTCTACAACTTCGCAGTGGAAATCTGCTGGTAGTAAAAATGCTAAGTCATATATTTCTGGCGTAGCATCCCAAAAAGGAGCGGCTCAAAAAGCAGGAAAAACGCTATCTACTTCTGCAAAGACAGGTGCAAGCTCTGGAAAAGCTGGTTTTGTGTCAGCCGGAAGAAATATGGCTGCCGGTATCGCATCCGGTATTCATTCAGGGACTCCATTTGTAACGGCAGCGGCCAGAAGTGCAGTAAGAGCAGCCGTAGCAGCGGCGAAAGCTGCAGCTAAGATTAAATCACCATCCAGGGTGATGAAAAATGAGGTCGGCAAATACTTACCCCTCGGCATGGCAGCAGGTATTAAGGATAATATCGATTCTGTAGTTAATGCATCAAGAGCAATGTGTGCCTCAGCTCTAACAGCTTCTGCAGATGAACTTGATATTCATTCTCCTTCTCGGAAGTTCAAGAACATTATCGGAAAGAATATCCCGAAAGGCATTGCAAAAGGTGTAAGAGAATCTAAAAGCGAGCTTGTCGGAGAAATGGAAAGTGTTGTGAACGAAGCACTTAGTGCGGCACAAAATGCTTCTAAAAGTGGAAAATATTCTGAAATTGGAAGCAATCTGCTGTCTGGATTATCCACAGCGTTGGGTACATCGAAATCCCGTTCGTCCGAAACAATACAGGAAATTATTGATCGGCAGCAGGAAAAACTTTCAAATATGAACTCAAAGAAAGAGGAAAAACTTCAAGATAAAATAGACAAGCTTGGAAATAAAAAAGCAAACAAGAAGAGAAAAGCCGCATTAAAGAAAAGGCTCAAGCAGATGAAAGCTTCGGATAAGAAACAAGAATCAAAGCTTAAAACAGCAGGAGAAAAGGCAGCAGCGGCTTACAATGATGCTTTTGAAAAAGAATCTACCCGCATCACTAAGATTGCAGAGAAAAAGATTCAGAAACTTTCAGAGACTTATCAGACGAAGTACGATGAGATTAAGAGCAAGATGGACACTCTCACGGAAAAACAGCAGTCTTGGGGAAATGTCTATGACTTGAAACAAAATATTGCGGACATCAAACGGTATCAGACAAATCTGAAAGCCCTTGAGAACAAAATACCACAGTCTATGATGGATAAAATCTTAGGAATGAACGTGGATGAAGCGACAGCTTACATGGATTGGTTTAGAGGAATGACATCAGCGGAGCAGAAAGCGTACTTAAATGATTGGAATGCAATCTATTCCTCTTCAAAAACTTTTTCAAACAACTTCTTTGCTGATGATTTTGCTAAGATTCAAAAAGAATACGAGACAAAGTTAAAAAAAGCAACGCAGGATTTGCAAAAAGAGATGAACCAGATTGGAACAAATATTGCGAAAGGACTTACTGCAGGAATGGATAGTGAGTCAAGAAATCTCTCTAAAGCAATGAAGAAAATCTGTGCAAACCTTGTAAAGACTGCAAAAAAACAGCTGAAAATAAAATCTCCATCAAGGGTATTTAAGCGGATTGGTGTTTATAACATACAAGGAGCCGAAAAGGGACATGAAGCAGAAGCTCCGCGACTTTACCGTCAGGTTGAAAATGTATCAGAGACCCTTGCAGAGCGTTTTGCAAAGGCAAACTTAAAAGTATCTCTTCCAGATATTGCAGACCGAACACAGGCTGCATTATCGAGACAGGTATCAAAAGTATCTGCAAGTATTCAGCCGCAGCTTACAGCGGCACTGGCAGGAGATGCAGGTCAGACAATTTACAATGGACCAGAAAAGATTGAGCTTGTGACTAATCTCGATGGACGGGAAATAGCAAGAACTTCTGTGCCTTATATTGATGCGTACTTAGGAAATATGGCAGCTAGAAAAGCAAGAGGGGGCGTTTAAAATGTACAGAGGAAGCTTAGGTGTGCAGATTGGAAACAAACATACTCTTAAGGACTGGGGACTTGGTTGGACAAAAATTACTCTCGGCTTTCCAGAGGCAAAAACGTATGAGCAGGATATTCCCGGAATGGACGGAGTTTTAGATTTTACTGAATCTCTTACCGGAGGGGATGTGAAATATAAGACCAGAACCCTCACTCTTGAATTTGAAACTCCCGAACAGGATTATTATGACTGGAGCGTTAGAATCTCTGAGATAGCAAATTACTTGGCCGGAAGAAAATATAAGATAATCCTGGATAATGACCCGGATTTTTATTATATTGGAAGGCTAAATGTTGAAGTCGAAAAATCAGACAGGGTAGAAGGAACTCTTACCTTGTCTGGGAGCGTTGACCCGTATAAATACGAAAAGTTTTCTAGTCTTGAAAATTGGGAATGGGATACTTTTAATTTTAGAACGGGCATCATCCGAAATTATAAAGATATTGTTGTGGATGGTACATATAAACTTGTAATACCAGGCAGAAGAAAAAGAATTGTGCCGGTAATCTCTTGCAATACAGCTATACAGGTATCTTATGAAGGGGTAATCTATAATCTTTCACCTGGCAAAAACAAAGTTTTTGGTATTTGTATCAAAGAAGGGGAAAATATCCTTACTTTTTCTGGAAAGGCTACTATTTCGGTCGATTATAGAGGAGGGCTGCTGTAATGTATCGCATTTATTGTGATGATAAAACGCTGCATGATGTGAGAGACGAGGAGTATCAGCTTATAACACCAAAAATCACTCTTGAACTTAATAAGACAGGGAGTTTTGAGTTCGGCATACTCCCTTCTCATCCTCATGTAAACGATATAAAGAAATTGAAATCTCGATTGAAAGTATATGATGTTGACATATCAGATAGTGGGGAGGCTTCAAGATTGCTATATTGTGGCCGTTCCATTACTGATCAGCGAGACTTTGAATATACTGGTCGGATTACATGCGAAGGAGAGTTATCTTATTTACTTGACACAATTCAGCGTCCACACACTTATGGAAGCCAGTCGGGAGAAATTCATAAGGCAGATACTAATATTGTAATTTTTAAACGATTAATAGAAGAACATAATTCTCAAGTAGAAAAAGAAAAGCAGTTTGAAATAGGAATTGTTGATATTGATTCAGTAGAAATCAAAACTTTGGCGACAAACTATGAAACTACTTGGGATTTTATTAATACGAATTTTCTTGAAAAATACGAAGGTTATCTTAGGGTGCGCTATGAAAATAATGTTCGTTACCTTGACTATGTGAAGCAATACGGAAAAGTCAGTACGCAGGTAATTCGATTCGGAGAAAACCTTCTTGATTTTCAGAAGTATGTAAAGGCGGAAGATATTAAAACAGCAATTATTCCAATTGGAGCAAACAATGTAACTATAAAGGCGGCAAGCGGGCACGATGGAAAGGATTATGTTTTTAACCAGGAGGCGGTAAATCTTTACGGTTGGATATATCGTAAAGTAGATTTTTCGGATATTACCGACCCGAATACTCTTTTAGAAAAAGCACAGGAATATCTTAAAAAGAGTATCAATCTTGCGATAACTATCGAGCTGACGGCGGTAGATTTGCATATGGTAGATGTTGATATTGATTCTATCGGGCTGGGAGATTTCATTCCTTGCGTATCGCAGTATCATGGATTACTTAGTACACTTGGTGATGTATCAACTTATTATCTTGTCAGTAAATACGAGATAGATCTTGAAAATCCGGCAAATACGAAAATCACATTAGGTAAAACTTTATCAGTGTTATCAGAAAAGATGGCTTCCAATGCAAACCTTAAAAGTGACATTCAGACAGTGGCAAGTAGCATGGAGGGGATTAAAGGAACCTCAAAGGAAGCCTATGACAAATCGGTGGAGGCAATGAAGGTAGCACAGGGAATTACCTTTGACACAATCTACCCCATCGGTAGCATCTATATGAGCGTAAATGACATAAACCCAACAGAACTCTTTGGTGGCAAATGGGAACTATTAAGTAAAAGTGAAACCATTCCTATTTATTACATGTGGGAAAGAAAGGAGGATGACGTTGATAAATGATTTATTGAAAAGGATAAAAGAAGCCATTTACGGGGAAGAAGTCCGGGGCAGCATATATGATGCGATAGAACAGTGCTATAAAGATGCCGTTGGACATCCAGAAAGCGTGGCAGCAACAGTTAAAGAAATCGGAGAAGTATCTGCAAACTTATCAAAAGAAACCGCTGACCGCAAGGCAGAGGTAAGCACAGAGCGAAAACGGATTGATAATCTAATTGCAACTGGCACTGCACAAACACAGGAAATTGGGAAAAAAATAATACAAGATTCCAGCATATCTAGTAGTGGGATAGTGTTAAAAGGGTTAACTAATAATAATTATTATTATAAATTATTTGAGGAATCCGGGAGTATTGATAGTGAATTTTGTACTATCACAAATCAACAAGGAAAGTATACTGCAAAATTGTTAAAACCGGGATTGTATTATATGAATTTTAAAGTACATGTAGAAATGTCCGGTGGCTTTTCCGAAGAGGTAATTGCACCACTCAAATTGTTTAAATCTAATACTTTAGATTGGAGTACATTTGATGTACTGGATGCTGAGACTGTAGAAATTTCAAAAACAGAAAATACTTCAATCAATAAAAAGATTCATTTTCTATTCAAGATAACGGAACCGTCGTATATCAGGATATATATTGATGTTGATACTAGTCATACTAAAGCAATTACGTTTCGAATAGATGGTTGTGATATTACCGCACTAGATTGGAAAGGCAAGCAATCAGCAGATCTATCTGAATTACATGATTTGCGTATCGGAGCGGACAGTACTGTATATGGAACAGCCGGGGAAGCGGTAAGAAAGCAAATTGGTAATCTAACGGAAGATTTAGATAACAAAATAGAACACGTTGGCGGATATAAAGAATATGATATTGGAACTCCAAGCGTTGGAACATATTGGAACAAAAGTGCTAAAAAACAGCTTGAATCCGAAACATATCAATCGTTCAATCCAATTTCACTAAAGGCTGGAACATATCATTATGAAAATATGAGTGGCTCTTTTACTTTTTACGAAGATACTGACGGAAATTGGATACCGATTGGTAAATATTCAACGTCAGGTAACGGCGATGTAGTAATCACTAATGATACTACGATGTATATCACTGAAATGCAGAAATCTGGTGTATTTGTTGGTGCAAAATTATATTCTGGTGACATTACACAGAAAGAATCTAACTGGTTCAAAAATCCAAAATATGACATTGACAATATCAATAACACTTTGGAAAGTTTAAGTAATTCTGTAAATGATATAAAAAGTATAGATGGTTCTGTAATAAAAGAATATTGCATATATGTCTCAACCACAGGCTCAGATACGAGTGGTGATGGTTCGGAAGAAAAACCATTTGCTACTATTTACCATGCGAACGAAACGATTACCGATAATTCCTACGCAAAAAGATACAGAATTATCGTATTACCGGGAACATACACAGATTTACAAGACAAATACACAGGTATAGCACAGACAAGCAAATATCAAGGTGTTATTACAAAACCTTGGGTTACTTACGAATCAAAGAGTGGAAATCCAGAAGATACCATTATCGAATGGAATGGCTCAACAGGATTAGAAAATCCTATCAGAAGTGACATTGTTGAAAAATGCGCTTTTCATATCGTTTCATTACCAAGGACATTTACAGCCATTAAAGGATTTACAATAAAAAGTAAAAACACAAGATATGCTATGCACTGTGAGAGTAGTGGTATGGGGATACAAGGCGAGTGGCTTATCGAAAACTGTATATTTGATTGGGGTGGATGTCCTAATATAAGTGATGATACAGGGAGATTTCCTGCAATAGGAATTGGTATGAGTTCTTGCGAAAAAGGTACGATTAAATTTTGCAAAATCGTTACGACTACCGTCGAAACAATGCTTGTACATGACGGAAAAAACAAGGACGGAAATAGTGCTGTTATATTAGGCGCAGAACTGAATTTTATAAAATGTGATTTGGGAACTGGAAGGTTACAATTTCAGAGCATTTATCCGAAGTCTGGCGAAATTAACGCAAAAACAAATAACGTTTGTAACTTGATAAGTTGCACACAAATAAACAACCTTTATAGTTATATTTCATCGCTTAATTCAGATGACGAAATGGTATGGAGAGTTTATGGAAAAGACTGTGACTTTGCGAGTTATGGTAATATGAGTGACTATGTTTATAAAATCGGAACTGCAAATAATGTATCTAACTAAGCTAAAGAGGGCTTTAGGCAACCAGATATTGAAAGAAAGTTTGGTTTTGGAACTAATAAATTGATTATCTTGAAGCAACAGTGTAAAATAAAAATAACCCAGAAGGTTGCAGCCTTTGTCTGGGTTATTGATACAATGTAGTTTCGATTAACTTCATTGTATCATTTGTAAAAGGAAAAGTAAACATTTTATTATCAAACCAAGGAAGTGAGAAAACATGAAACGCATTCTGTTTGACATAGAAAGATATGAACAAAACCAATATATTTCACAGGCAGTAGAATGTTGTAAAAAATATGGTGGATACATAGAAATCGACAATGATTTTTGTGTATATGCGTTTTACGATGGAACAGAGCATTGGATTGGATATGCTTCACCATTGAATCTCGATTGGTTTGAGCAACAATTTGAATGATACGTGGAGGGATAAATATGTCTAATCGACCACCAATTCCAGAAGGTGTGAAGAGGAAACTTCGCCAAGAAGCTTATTTTGGTTGTGTAAAATGCGGTTGCCCGATTATTGAATACCATCATATTGAGCCATGGAGTGTGGTAAAGAAACACGAAGCAGATAACCTAGTAGTGTTGTGTCCAAATTGTCACAGAGAGGCAAATGTGGGAGCGTATTATAAAGAACAGGTTATTGCAGACAAAAAAGAACCTTTCAACAAACGGACTCGATTGGTTCAAAATGATTTCATGTTACGAAAACTTGATGATATAAAAGTGAAAATAGGTGGTGCAGAAATAAGTCATGCTAGAAGTATATTAACTGTACGTTCGATACCTTTGATATTTTTTAATAAAACCAAAGATGGAAGAGCTCTCCTCAATGCTATATTTTTTGATAATAGTATAAATCCGGTTGCTATAATAAAAGATAATGAATGGACTACCTTTTTAAATCGCGATATGTGGGATATTCGCTATTCGCCAGGACATTTAATAATAAATTTGGAACAAAAGAAAATATTCTTAGATTTGAAAATAAAAGGCAATATCATTTTTCTAAAAATGAGGCAGCGACTTTTTGGAAATGATATAAAAGTTACTGAAGAAAAATTACAAATAAATAAGTGTATTATGATTAACTGTATATTAGATGGCGGTGGTATTGGGATTGATTGAATAGAAAAGGATAGTTCTATGAGAAAAACGGATTGCAAAGCAATGATGGAAATAATAATAACAATTATAGCCCTTGTTTTCATGAAAACAGAAAATTGGCGTTTGGGAGCAGTATTACTTTTGCTAACAGTAGTATATGATATTATTGTGATTATTAAAAACGGTAATTAAAAATATTTGTTGACTAGATAATACATCTGCGGTTTTCTTTTATGCGGGAATCCAAAAGCATAATAAGTTATACGCAAACTGGATTTCAAAAAGAGAGAAAGAAAAGATCCCAAACTCCTTGAATAAATGCGAAGCATTTTTCACCGGGAATAATTTTAGGAAAAGAAATTTAAAAAAGGAAGGATAAAATCCGACTTGTGTGATTTAAAATCACTCATATATAAGTGAAGTAAAATCATAGATATAGAAGTGAAATAAATGCACAGGTATATAAGTGAAAAAAAGTCACAGATATAGCAATGAAAAGAAAGCACACATATATTAGTGTATTTAATACACAGATATATGTGTGTTTTATTTTCACAAAAATAAGTCGAAAAAGTTTCTTCTAAAAATTTCAAAAAAATAAAATATGTCATGATACTCATGTAAACAAAAAACGGAGCTGAACTCCAGACTTGCAATCAAACAGTTCAGCTCCTTACCCACAAAGGCACAGATAGTATAACATATACTTCTGCCTTTGTGTAGCTGCAAAGGAGGAGTATTTATGCAGGAGCAATTTGTTAATGAGTTCATGGCAAAAGTAACTGATCTGATTTCAGATGCTGATTTAAACATCGTGTATAAGCAATTAATGATTCATGTTTCTGAGTATGATATCCGAAAGAAAAGTACAGAGGTAGCAATCTATGAAGGTTACCTTCCGGAGTGCTACGAGGTTTTCTTTGTAACGAGAAAAATCGAAGGCATGAGTATGAAATCCCTGGAACTTTACAACATGGTTCTAAAACATTTCTTCTACTGTCTTAATAAAAAGATTGAAGAAATAACAACAAACGATATCCGGGTATATCTGTATAAGGTCCAACAGGAAAGACAGCTTAGTAACGCCACCCTGGATAGCAGACGCACGATCATACATTCATTCCTGGAGTGGGCGGCAAATGAGCAATACATAGGAAGCAACCCTTGCCGGAGTATCCGGCCAATCAAATATGAAAGACCGAAACGAAATCCTCTGACGGCGATAGAGCTAGAAATGCTTAGAAACACCTGCCAGACAATTCGAGATGCCGCGATCATAGAGTTTTTATATAGCACCGGTTGCCGCGTAACAGAGATGGAACGGGCAGATATTACAGATGTAGACTTTGCTAAAAAAGAAGTGCTGCTGTTTGGAAAAGGCAATAAACACAGAATCTCTTATATCAATGCCAGAGCTGAATTAGCATTGAAAAAATATTTAGAAATTAGAGAAGATGATAGTCCAGCATTATTTGTATCAGAAAGAAAGCCACATGGCAGGATTAAAAAGGCTGCAATAGAAAAGCGTGTGCGCCAATTAGGAGAAATGTCTCAGATAGGCAGGAGGGTATATCCTCACTTAATCCGGCATACAACGGCTACAGACGGGCTATTCAGAGGAATGCCAGTGGAAGAGGTACAGAAGCTATTAGGACACGTAAATATCACAACTACGATGATATATGCGGAGGTATCCGAAGAAAATACGAAAAATGATCATAAAAAATATATCGTATAAAGGAAAACAGCCCCTCTCGGAGCTGCTTAAAAATATGAAAAAAATCATTAACCTTGAAAGATAGGTCAATGACATTATAATAACATATTTCATGTAATACACCATAAAAGTTTTTGCTATTATGGTGTATTTTTTCGCTCTCTAGGAGGTGATTAAGATGAGAGTAAAGATAGTTGCAAACAAAAACAAGAAGTCAAAGAAAAAGTTTCCGTGGAGGATTGTTCTTGAAAATGGTCGGGTGATTCCGGTTCCAAGCCAGCATGATTTTAGAAATAGCTTCATCCAGAAACACGGCTGCAGTCTGGTTGCTTTTTATATGGCACTACGTTTTCGCAATATAAAGAAGAATATGAAGCAAGTTCTGCAGTACGCTCGTAAAAAGTTAAAGTGTGGCGCAAAGTATCCGCTGACGGAAGTCTGTCGAGGTATCAATATGATTTGCCCGGGAAAGCCAGCTACCTATCATAAGGCTATGAATAATAGTAGGCTGGAAACACATCTAAAGAAAGGACATATGATTTTATTTGAAGAGGGTAACCCTATTCACACAGTTGTCTTATTGCAAGATGATAAAAGTGGAAAAGTGTGGAGATTCTCAGACGGCTGCAAAAATGTAACAACAGTCGAAAAAGAAAATGCAAAACGCTGCACGAATAAAAAATATCAGGGAGTGGTTGTTGTGAAATAGGGAGGCAGGTATGTACATAGATGCAAATACGATTATTACAGCCGCGGCATTATTTGGAGCAGTAACAGCAATAGCTGGAGCTGCCTTTAGCGTGTATCGGTGGTACTTAAAGCAAAACAAACAGGATGAAGAAATCGAAAAAATGAAGAATGAACAGTGTTTATTGACGTATGGCATTCTTGCGTGTCTAAAGGGGTTAAGCGAGCAAGGTTGTAATGGCCCCGTGACAGAAGCAATCAATAAAATTGAAAAGCATATTAATAAACAAGCACACGATCAGGAGGATTAGTTATGAAGATTAGTGTAAAAACAAAGAGATGGTTAAAATGTGCAGGAGTAAGAGCAGTAAAAACAGCAGCACAGACAGCAGTTGCATTAATTCCCACCGCGGTATCTATCAATGCGGTAGAGTGGACGACTGTAATTGGTACAGCAGCACTTGCGGGCGTTGTAAGCTTACTGACTAGCGTTGCAGGACTGCCAGAGTGTAAGGAGGAGTAAGAATGAAAAAATTAATTGATGTGTCATCATACAATGGCACAGTAAACTGGGAGAAGGCACAGGCATACGGATGCCAGGGAGCTATCTTAAAGATTATTCGTAAGGATTTAAAAATTGACAACGGTTTCAACAGAAACTATCGGGCTTGCAATGAAAATGAGATTGCCTGGGGAGTATATAATTATTCCTATGCTACAACAGCCACAAAAGCTAAATCCGATATGAAATTGGTCTGTGACATTTTAGACAAGATTGACAAAACACATTTTGTCTATGGCGTGTGGTTTGACCTGGAAGATAAAGTGCAGGCATCATTAAGTAAGGCGAAAATCGCCGAAATCATTAACGCAGCACAGCAGGTTGTAGAGGAGAGAGGTTATCTGTTCGGCGTTTACACAGGAATGAGTTACTATAACGAGCATATTGATAGAAAACAGGTTAAGTGTAATAATTGGTGGATTGCTCGCTATTATCAGGGAGATAAACGGATGCAGATTGCTGTTACTCCAGACGAGGAAAAGAAGCCGGCTATGGCGAACATTGCATGGCAGTATACTAGCTCTGGTAGATTTCCGAAAGTCATTTCGACTGGCAACTCTGGTAATTTTGACTTAAATGTAGTGTATAAAGAGCCAGCGAGTAAAAAGGTTGAAGAGACTAAGAAAACTCCGGCTAAGACAAAGACTGTATATTATCCTAAATATCGTGGAAAATCCAGTTCGATTGTAGATGCTCTGAAATCATTAAAAATCAATTCTTCGAAGAAAAACAGGGAGAAAATTGCAACTTTAAACGGCATTAAAAATTACAAAGGTAGTGCATCACAGAATACGAAGTTGATTAATTTGCTGAAAAGAGGTAAACTTATTAAGAATAAATAACTTGTGTAGAAAATAAAAAACAAAAGTTGTTTATATTATAAGTAGATTTAGAAATACACAGGTAATACACAAATAAATTGAACAATCTAGTATTTAAGCGGATTTTCAGAGCGTTTCAGCTTCCGTTGAAGAGGCTGCTAAGGCAGGTAGATTCTAGGTTTTACGAGATTTACAAAAATTTATCGGGAGTCGTTCGGCTCCCGATTTTTGTGTTTTGACAACATATTGACAACATTTACTCTAAGTTGTTGTCAATGTTGTCACCATTTATTACTTCATCAAGCATAGAAAGCATTTTCTTAGTAACATGATCTGTGTAGCGTTTTGTTGTCTGAATATTAATATGCCCGAGTCTTTTCTGGATCAGTGGCATTGGAACACCTGCCTCATAAAGAATTGTTGCATGAGTATGTCGTAAACTGTGGAAGTCCCATTCTTCACTGATAAGAGTACAGTTCTTTGCTTTACCATGAATGCTGCGGGAAGTGTGCTGCATATTTCGTGGGTGAGCCAGAAGACCACCCTGTTTAGCATTTACAAAATGTACAGGCCTTAAATCATTAAGTGAAAGAAGGCTGTGTGTTTCTTCATCATAGTTCATGTAATTTTCTTGATAATATTCTCCGCAGGTTTCTTTATCAGTCAATTGAAATTCCAGCGTTCTTTTTAGCAAGGCAAGAACATTGTTACCAACAGTAACTGTTCTGGATGAATCGTACTTAGGTACATACAGAAGCCACTTACCACATCCAGAAGGTTCTTGCATTTGTTTATTTATTGTAATTGTTTTGTTTTCAAAGTCTACGCAATCCCAGGTTAATCCATAGACCTCTCCAAGACGTAATCCACAATAATAGCCAAGCATCAGAGCAAGGTGGGAAGGATGGCCTTCTGGAAAGCGTTCAATAATCGCATTCCACATATCTTCTTCAACAAAAATATGATTCTCTTTCCTTGTGCCTACCTCGGAATCTTTCCTTTTATTTGGAAGTGTCAGTTTGTAAGACGGATCCACAGAAATGAACTTTGCCTGTACAGTCGCATATCCAAATGCAGATGTCAACATTCCCTTAATACAAGTAAGAGTATTTCTACTCATACCAGTTCGGTGTAACTCGGCCAGAAAGTTTCGTAAGGTTTCTCCCTGTACATTTTTAAGTTTGTAAGAACCAATATAAGGTTTAATATAAAGACGGATCCTTTTCTTGTATGTATTTACAGTTGTCTCTGCAAGTTCTTGTTCTACATAATGCTCCATCCAGTAGTCGAAATAGTCAGCTACAGATTGCTCCGAGACCTTAAAAGCAATACCAGTGCTATTATATTCAGCCAAAGCTTTTGTGCCGGCTGCCTGAGCCTCCGCCTTTGTTCGGTATCCGCTACCGGTTTTCCATTTTCTCGTTTCATTCACACTGGCCAATTGAAAATAATACTGCCAGGTTTTTCCGCGTTTTCGTGTGCTAACTTTTCCCATGAAAATCATCCTTTCGAAAAAAGGGTATAAAAAATACACCCTATGCAAAATGCAGGATGCGTGGTATAATCTAAGTGATGTAAAGATTATCAGCCATCCTGGTTGATAGGTTACTAGAAATCCGGTATGGCAAGTACCGGATTTTTTCCGTTTATAGGGTCATTATACAGCGTGCAGAACATATGTGCAAGGAAATGTTGAAAAATGTTAAAAGGCTATAATGAAAATTTTTTCCTTAGACCATAATGAATAGTGAAATTTTGGGATAAATCAACCTCATCTATAGCATCTATTTTATAATACCAACAGGTACGATGTTTTCCTTTTTTTGATTTCCACGCATTCCCTATGGCCCCTAATTCATAAAGAAAATGTAGGGCATCATCAAGATTATCAATTTCGCTATAAGAAGTTCGGTTTTCTTCATAAAGAGTTTGGATATCACTATAAGAAAAAGATGGTCTTTTAATTCCAGCTATTAATTTTAAACATTGCGTACTATAAGCACTACTTTTGTAAAAAGAAGCTTGATTGAGCATTTCATTATAAAAATTTGTAGCATAAATTTTTCTAGTCTCTTTTAAAACTGTAGCTGAAAAACACGTTCTCTCCGGAAATTCTTTTTTTGCACAGTTTAGAAATGTAACAATGTCACGAGGTCGCCCAAGACTATGATCTAATAAGAAGTCAAGAGGATTTTTCTTGTCAATTGATTCAGGAAATAATATTTCAAATAGTTCTTTGTTTGAACGATTTTTATAGGGTTCGCAGGAAGCCCTTATTTTATGAAAAATCATACTAATTAAAGGATGGTCCCATTTATCATGAGTAGAGTCAAGTAACCAATATAAATCTATGGAACAGGAGGTTTTTATTTTATTTAGATTAGGATGATTTCCCTGCATTTTATTTAATATATCACTGCGCAATAGCATGATTATTTTAAGACTCTTGGCACGAGAATTAAAATAAAAATTATATTTTTTGGCAGCGGTTATCAAATTATATATAATATTTTCGCTTTGTTCACCAGCTTCCTTTTTTAATTCATCTAAATCGTCTAAAATAATAAGTAGATGGTCGTTTATTTGAAAACAATCAAAAACGAGTTGTTCAAAATAATCAATTAAATCAAAAAATCTCTTGCGGGTACTCTCATAAGAAACCCCATCAGATGTTTTAATTCCGGCAGAGTGTTGAAAATTCGAAGTCTGTAACTTGTCAGAGTGAGAAATACCGTGAGAAAGATTTCCAGTAATCTCTTGATTATTAGTAGTAGATAAAGATACTATTTTATAAAATGTGTCATCATTGTATTCAAGCATAAATTTTCTCAGCTTATTTAGCTTGCATCTGGGAAGATGTTTAAGCCAACGATGCTTATTTAATAATGAATTTGCAATTTCATATAGTAAAAACCATTTGCACAATACTGAAATATAATCATTTGTTAATTCTTGCTCATCAATATTTATGAGTTTACATATCCAAAAATTTTTAGGATCAACTATGATGCAGGTCTGTTTAGAAGGAGATTGTTCTACAATATATTTAGAAAGATAAGTTTTTCCAGTTCCCTTACTTCCAATAATCAAAAATTTTTCATTGCTATTTATTATTTCATTATATTTATTGTTGGGATCAAAGAAAAGTTCTTGAAATCTTTTATCACGAGCTTCAACTTCTCCATCAGGTAGCCCCATATATAAGTCTTTTAATTTTACATCATTCAATATAATTTCCTCCCATATTATAATTAAAGACATTATAACATAAAAAAGGACAAAATAAAAAGGATTACATTTTGAATGTAATCCTTTTTAGGTGCGAGGTCGCAATGCCTCATTGACGAGTTCTTAGACTCTTGTTTCTCTATATTATCAATTATATACTAACTGGCAAAAAAACTATATTAGTCTACTATAATATCTATATTATGTCAACTGTTTTTTTATATTTTGATTATATCACAAATTGAGATTTTAAGAAATTAAGATTTTATTAATTTTTTAAGACTTTTTTAGAAAATTATGTTATAATCCCATCGTTGCCGCTCCCTATACTGGTGACGGAAGGGAGGTGCACAAATGATATCATTATACTCTTTTCTTTTTTCGGTATTGGCTGGTATTATTTCAGGAATCATTGTTGAGATGATTATGAAGTTACTTAGCAAGTGGTTTGGCCGGAAGAAGAAGTAAAGAACAACGGCAACCAAGCCCCAAATAAAACCCCTCGGTATTAGCGGTACCGAGGGGTTTTTGGTGCATAAATGATATCACCATTTACTCTTTTCTGACTTCAATATATCATATTGAGTCAGATAATTCAAGTATATCCTGGTTTGTAGCATATTATTCATTTTGGGTTTCAGAAAAATATCATTAAGTATCCAGTTAGTTTAGATGAACATATATTTTGTACGATTTGTCAATATAAATTATGAATAAAAATTGATATTATATAATAAAAAAATTATACAATTAGGAGAAAATAGTATTATGGATTTCAATGAACAAATTAAGCAGTTGTCAAAAAGAATATCGACATTAAAAAACTCAGTAGTTACAGAGGAAGCAACAAAAACCTCTTTTATTATGCCATTTTTTCAGATTTTAGGGTATGATGTATTTAATCCTACAGAATTTTTTCCAGAATATGTAGCAGATGTAGGCATTAAAAAGGGAGAAAAAGTAGATTATGCGATTATTATAGACGGAAAGCCATGCATATTTGTAGAATGCAAATCCTGTAACGAAGATTTAGATAAGCACGCAAGTCAATTATTTAGATATTTTGCCGCAGCTCCAGTTAAATTTGGAATACTTACAAATGGCATTGTTTATAGATTCTATACAGATCTTGAAAAAGATAATATCATGGATTTAGAACCATTTGTAGAGGTGAATCTTGAAAATATAAATGAATCAGGAATAAAGGCATTAATGAAATTTAGAAAAGAGACATTTGATAAATCTAATATATACAAAGCTGCAGAAGAATTAAAATATAGTACTCTTATTAAAAAAGTTTTCGAAGATGAGTTTGATACTCCATCAGATGAATTTGTCCGATTTGTACTTAATGACATATATACTGGTAAGAAAAACAAAAATATGGTTGAGAAATTCAAACCTATGGTTAGGAAAGCATTTTCAGCTTTTATAAATGATATCGTAAATCAAAAATTAAATGAGGTTTTTGATACCATGTAAGATGAAACAGAAAATACGGAAGAACAGGGGAATGAAGAGCCAGTATCTAAAATTGTGACAACAGAGGCAGAAATTGAGTCCTTTAATATTATTCGTGGTATGTTAGCTGATACTGTGCCTATTGAAGATATCAAATATAAGGACACAGAGAGTTATTTTGGGATACTTTATAAGAATAATAGTTGGAAGCAGATATGCAGAATTAATCTGGATACAAGGAAAAAGCAATTATTGATTCCAGATGAAAATAAAAAATTTATTCGTTTTTACATCGAATCATTGAATGATTTGTATAAATATAAGGATAAACTTATAGAAGTATTGAACAGATATTTGGTTAGATAAAATTTTTATAAATAAAAAGAGAACAGTATAAATGATGATATTATATGGCATCTCTGGTCTCTTTTTTTAATATTATGCGAGCAATTGTTCTCTCATCTTTAAAGATGTCCTATATTGCTCAGCATCGGGGAAGTCTATAAATTCCACAGTTTTATCAAAGTTTTCCTTAACAACCTGCTTTATCTCATCGAGTGTTACATAGAAAAATTCTCGTCTGGTATTAACCATATTTAACTTTCTGTCTTCGAAAGCTCGATGTAAAGCTGCCTCCAGAGCAGGAGCATTATCAGAGAATATCATGGCATGAACATCGAATTTAAACGGAACAGAGGCATCTCCAAGCTTATCTACTCTATCTTGCGGTTCTAATCTTCTTGTCATACCTATTTTATAAATATTTTCACCAAAAGACCCTACATTTGAAATAACATATACATATCCGGCTTTCTGGTTTGCTTCTCTGTAATCAATATCTTTTATGGACTTATCAATATTGGAAAGTTCAGTTTCTAATTCCGCTTTTTTTGCGATCAAATCCTCGGTCTCACCATGTTCTTTGATTTGGGACAGAAGATTTTTAAGTGCCTGCTGGTAATGGGTCTGTTCTTTCTTAATTTTTTTTCGCTTTTCTTCAATTTCTTTTTTGAGTTTTGCTTCTTCACGTTGCTGGGCACGAAGTTCACGTTGTTCTTCTTTTTCCTGTTGCTTTTTCTGTTGGTATTCAAAAGCCAGATATAATTCTACTATTTTTAAATCTATATAGGATTGATTAATATATACACTCATGATGGTTCCTAATTTTTGAATTTGTTCGGCGCTTTTTACGATTTTCCGTACGGAAGTTTCTATATTATTATATTTTACTTTTCCGATGGTCTCATCGCATTCGCTGTTAAAGGCTCGTAGTAATAATTTTTTCATGTCATTAACCAT